GAACGATTGATGCAGCTTCTGCCTGTATCAAAGTATATAGTAGCACACGAGCTCCACAAAAATGGATTATCGCATTTGCATGCGTACCTCCGCTTAGAGAAGAAGATCGATCGGAACGACCCGAGGTTTTTGGACATAGATGGGTTCCACCCGAACATACGCAGTTGCAGGAGCCCCAAGGCGGTACAGACCTATTGCACCAAGGAAGGAAACTACATAACGAATATGGACTTCTACATTGGCAGCCCGTACAGGGATGCTACCGAGATGGCCCGGCAGGGAGACCTGAGGGGAGCCATGACCCTACTGGATACCCTCAAGCCCAGGGATATGGTGATCTACGGAAGCAGGATCAGGCAGCACCTACTCGACCAGAGGAGGCAGCACGCGAAGAGGAAGAGCTACTACAGTATGGAGGATTACGACGTGGAGAACCTACCTGTCTGGGACAAGAACAAGGCTTTGATACTGACTGGCTTGACGGGATCTGGGAAGACCCAGCTAGCTAAGCTACTGATCGGTGATCACTACCATCTTGTATGTCATCTTGATGGTGTCAAGAACTTCAACGAAGGTGTTCATGACGGTATTATCTTCGATGATATGTCCTATCTACATCTGCCTAGGGAGTCTCAGATACACTTGGTGGATGTCCTCGATGATAGAGAGATACACGCAAGGCACTGCAATGGCTTCTTACCTGCCGGTACCGCTAGGATCATGACCACCAACAAGCCGTTGGAAAAGATACTACTCATGGATGACGCTATAGTTAGGAGGTTACAGGTTTGGAGTGTGATAAAGATACAAGATAAGGAGCCGGGCGACGGACAGAAGATAGAGGTAGTAGAACAGGTCCATGAGGGTCTTGGTACTATCGATACTCCACCACCCCAAAAAAATTACCGTTGGAATTAAAATAAAGACCCTTACCTGGAAAAAAGACCCTCATTTTTTTACGAAACCGCGACATGTACAAACGCAAGAGGACAAGACAAGGGGGCTTTTTGCCCAAGAGGTCTAGAACCCTTACTGGGTATAGACGATCTGTGCTTAGGACTGGTGGAAACTATAATCAGATTGTTGCTAGAAGGTTGCCCTATTCAAATAGGAGAGGAGGAAGATGGACTACTGGACCGGGACCAGAACGGAAGTACATAGACGCTTCTTATACTGGTCTACCGCTTCAAGGTATAGCTATTGCAGCAGCATCGGGAGGAGATTCGGGTACACCTTCTGCACCCCTATTGCTCAATGGTCTTGCTCAGGGAACCGATTCGACTACTAGGATAGGTCGTAAGATCAGCATGAAGTCCATACAGGGACACTATGTATTTACTAGTCAGCTTCAGGCTTCAGGTTTATTGCCTGCTGGCGTACTCGGAGGATGGGTTAGGTTACTAATCGTTTACGATATGCAGACTAATGGTGCCACGCCTACTGTCGCGGATATACTACAGAACGCGACTTCGAATGCCCTTACCTCTCCTTTGAACCTGAACAACAGGGAGCGCTTTAAAGTCCTGGTTAATAAGTACAGGTGTATCGATCCTTCTAACTCTCAGAGTGCTATGATAAGGTTCTACAAGAGGCTTAACCACGATGTCATCTTTAATGCTGGTAATGCTGGGACGGTTGCCGATATACAGACGGGCGGCATCTTCTTTGTCTTGGCTACGACTCTCACTGCGACTGCTGCTCCCTTAACGGATGGAAATGCTTACGTCAGGATTCGTTTTCTTGATGATTAAATAAACTTTTTCCTTGTAATGGAACAAAAGGCCTCAGCTCCCGGTATACTTAAGAAGTCTACTGCTCACGCCTATACCATGGAAGAGAAACTTCGTAACATGGAGAAGCAGATAGAAGCCTACAAGGATAGGATGGATAGGGTAGAGATCTTTATTTCTGAACTTTACGACGGTTCTGATGGGGAATGTGACGATCCATCGGTAAGCGGCACTTTTACGATTGCTTGGAAGGCTAACGAACAACCCAGAGTGACACAGAGGGATCGAGAGATAGCGATATGGAGGATGAACAATCCGACTGAGCCCACCATACCTGAAGAACAAGAGACAATAGATCTCACTTGCGATGAAACAATAAACTAGTTTTTATTTACATAGGGTTAGGGTTAGGGTTAGGGTTAGGGTTAGGGTTAGGGTTAGGGTTAGGGTTAGGGTTAGGGCGCCTGACCCAGACCCGAAAATTCCCAGAATTTTTTTTCATTTACCAAATTAGCTGCGTGGCATTTCTAAGATTCCTTGCCACGCTCAATTTCAGCGGGCCGAGGAATCTTAAAAAGTTCGGCCCGTAAATGACGCCCGATAATTACCCCCGAAAAACTTGGTTAAATAGATGAGAGTTACGATAAGACCAAAGCAACACGATGGAGGACAACAGAGACAAAGGCAAGGAGAAGGAGGACTCGATGGAGGTCGAGGCAACCGAGGAGAAGGAGACCGAGAACCAGGAACTGCTCCCCAAGGACAATCCGAAATTCCGTATCAACGCGCAGAATCTATTTCTGACGTACTCAAAGTGTCCTTTGCCGATGGAATACTTAAAGGAACGATTGATGCAGCTTCTGCCTGTATCAAAGTATATAGTAGCACACGAGCTCCACAAAAATGGATTATCGCATTTGCATGCGTACCTCCGCTTAGAGAAGAAGATCGATCGG